TGCTATGATCTCCAAAGAAAAACTTTAGATCGCCGTTTTCAGTTTTGGCCTGGAAGTTGACTTCTTCAGCATTGGCCTGTGCCTGCATCTTAAGACGTTGAATCGCTGCCACAGTGGGTTCAAATTCAATGTGCCAATTAACACCTTTAAATTTAACTGTCTTGGCCTTTTCAGTTACAATCTCACTGGCCATAAAACGATATGTGTTTTTAAAATCTTTAGTAGCATTTTGAAAACTAATGCCGTCGGGTTCACCTGTGGCTTTTTTTGTAACACTGAGCTCAGCGCCTTCTTTATATTCTGGTAAATTCAAAAGAATATTAAGTTTTGCCAAGTTCGGCATACCAAACAAGCCAATAAACTCAGGCACTGGGTTGGCATACTTGCCCTCTACTACTACGCTACGATCTTCAGCAACACCAAAGATGTCAGTTGTCTTGTCATCGCCTGTGATCTTAACCAGGTCAATGCAACCTAATTTCAATGTATGCTCTACTAAGTCTAGTAAATGATCTTTCATATATTTCTCCTTGTGTTTGATTATACGTGGTTTATTTAGATTTTGCAACGGGTTTAGGTAATATTTTTGCAAGACTTTGGCCGCCACGCAACGAAGTTAACTGGCCTGATTTTTGAAATTCTATCCATACACTAGGGCCACCAGTCTGGTGACAAAATATTTCTTCAAATCCTAAATAGTCAGCCCAACCTCTAACTAATGAACCCGGAGTGTAACCAGTGATGCCTTGTTCAACTGCCTGCATGGCCTGATAGCGATCGCAATCATTGAAGGTCATGGCCAGAACACCACCAGGCAATAATTTTTGATAGATTTCGTCAAGATATATTTTTACCAACTCAAATGGACGATAATCTAAATAATTGTAGACCAAACAAAAACCAATTTGCTGATCAGGTAATCGATTTAAAATTGGATAATTAAACGATTCTTTAATCACATACGGACGTAGTCTATTTTGATAGACTGGATTAAATTGTTTCAATGTAGGATCTAGTAGGTGATGACTTTCGTCTATTAGATATAACGGGTCACTGGCTGTCATCTCGTGTATAAATGGCTCCGACATCGGATGTATAATCATAGCCGGATGCTTCCAATCGCAGTAATTGGCCACACGACTTTTTAACGCCGACTCAGTCTCTGCGTCACGTCGAACTGGCTTGTTACGATGTAACCCTAAATATTCTTCTGTTTGTGCATATTCGGTCTCTAGGTACCGTTCATATTCGGTATAATTTCGATGTAGCCATGATTGCCCTTGCTCGGCAATTAACCGTTGTACCTCAACTTTTAAATCCGTTAATTCTTCATCAATACTAACAAACACTGATTGTAGTGCATGATTTTTTTCTTTTAGTCTTTGTTGAAATCCTGAATCAACTCCAGCATGAGGAACATCAACACGGTCAATGATCAACTCGAATCTATTACTAGATTCATGTTGAAGATCCTGCATAGTAAGCTCTTCCAGATGATTATTTAATCGTATTAATTCAGTTAAATTCATGTTACCACTCAAACAGTGTTTGGAAAGTGTTTTCTGTATTGGTAGCACTGGCCAGGTCCCATTCCAATACGCCTAACAAATTATCTAACTTTTGATCTACCACCGTGGCCTCCATTTCGCTGTCAGCAAACGGCAATTCTTTGAACCATTGTGGCAAGTGTGTTTCATCTGTAGGATATCCAATACTAGTCCATCCAAGTGGATTTTGTTTTAACTTACATACAATAGTTTTCATACCATCTACAATCTGCATTGAATACTTGTCGCCGTTCATCCTACGCAGATTGTTCCAGTTGAGGGCGGCTCGAACATGTCCGGGCATGTTGGCTTTGCCTAACCGCTCTTCTTCCTTGCCATACTTGGTCAAGTTGTTCACACGTTTAGGACTGCCTTTTTCCCAACCTGGACGCTCTTTAAAGATGTATTTGAATTCACGAATTTTTTCAATGATGTCTTCGCGACTTGTGCCGATTAGCACCTCGTTGAGAATTTGACTTAGGAATTCCTGAATAACCTTAGGGGTATCACTGCGCTTAAGATCGAGACCCATGGCTTTTACTTTGCCAGGTGATCCGTGTGTGTCTACACGCTTGTTCTCTTTGTCATAATACATGACAGCATAACGTTTCTTGGTAATAAACAAGCCCTTGCTGGCTACAATCTCTCGACCACCTTTGATCACTGAGCCCATTTCTCTAGGCACATGGAATGCCTGCTCCATAAAACCAGGAAAGCTGTCATTGACTTGATCTGCAATGCTGTTATACAGTTGAACAGCAATTTCTCTGTTCCAGGTCATGTTGCCAGCTTCTATTTCTTTTTGTAACACAGGATATGCTGTAAAATAACATGAGTCTGTGTCACCATAAATGATTGCTTCACCTACGTGATCATATTTGCCAGTAATACATTCATTTACATGAGCATCCATATGTTTAGCAATGGCGCGACCAGTAAGAGTTGTGGATTGACCAATACGCTTGTCAAAGAAACGGCAACCAGGGTTAAGAATAGCACCATAGAGACTGTTGAGGTTAATTTTTTTAACCAACTGCCGTTTGTCCCAGTATTCTTCATCTTCTGGATTTTTACATTCTTTCAATCGGGCCTGCATTTCTTTACGCTCGGCATACCAACGTTTAAGTAGTCCAGGAATAACTGCTTCTTTTTCGTAAGTAAAGATTGTGCCGTTGGCAGTAATCATCCACGGACGATTGCTATCAAAAATTATTTTCCATACATCAGCCGCACTATGAATTGACTCTTCACCATCTTTCCAGTCAATGGTAATTTCTGTTCCTGGCTCTGTAGCCATTACTGCTTCATATTCTAAACTGCCAAACAAACCTTCCCATGCTCCGGCAAAACTACTGCCTGCTCTCATCTTATCACTGATATAACGATCCGTCATTACAGGTCTAAGTTGTCCTACAATGGTTTCTGGACCCATGTTAAGCGCACGAATGGCACTTGGGTACAATGAGTTGATGTCTATTGACCCGACATACTCATGTATGCCTTTCTTTGGAAATGCAACATAGGCGCCTGCGGCCTGGGTGTCTTCATCACTATAACGTTCTTTGCGGTTTGGCACGACCATGCCACGTTCGTGTGCTTCATTGATAATGGCCTGTTCAGTTACGGCCACAGCGCCCATAGTGGTCTGTAGTAGCACAGTATTTTCATGTGCCAATGTGTTGGCAAGATCTAAAAACTTTAATTTCTTGTCCAACTTGGCAAGAATCATTGTGTCCTGTCTGTTATATTCAATGAACTTTTTAAAGTTTTGATTGTACAGTTGATCCAGGGTGCCTTCAAACACCGTTTTGGTTTCTTGGAGTTCGTACTCAGCAATAGCATCCAAACTATAACTGTGACGTTCTTCATATGTATATTTTCGATACAATTGCATATAGTCCATATGCACACGACCAATCAAGTCATAGGTTTCATTTTCTGCACCAAAGCGTTCAAATGTGCGTTTTTTAGGATACTGATTCCATAGGCAAAATCTGCGTGTATCATCTTTACTGAGAATCCTAGTAACACGGTTTACAGTATAGGGTATATCATAGCCCTCACTGTTCCAGCCCGATATTGCATCAGCGTCTTCGATTAAATCCAAGAATGTTTTTAACATTTCATCTTCACGTTCAAAGATGACGCAGTTTTCAAACTCCTTAGCAATCTCGTCTGCGGTCTCACGACTCATGTGCTTGGGCGGAACAACCAAGGTAACCATTTGTTCTAGCCACTGTAAGTAGACACTAATGGCCGTGATAGCATTGAATGGATCTGTGGTTGGTGAGAATCCACGTTCTGGATCAAAGTCTACTTCAATATCAAAAAATGCTACATTTAACTTTGGAGCATCTTGACCTTTGTAGTTTTCTTCTAAACAACGAAAGATTGGATTGATGTCTGACTCATACAGTTGCTTACTACTCTGTATGCGAATTTCTTTGCGAAACTCTTTGTTGTTGCGTGTGCTAAATCTACTGACAGGCGTTCCAAATAGGCTGATAAATTTACCACGAGGATCCTCGTAATAAAAAATGTAGTTAGCTGGATATTCCTGATAGACTCTGCGCCCATCCTTCCGCTCAACTACATGAATACGATCGTGTTCACGATCAAATAACGCATCTACATAACTCAAGTTTTCCTCCGTTTATGGCCGGTCGACCATGATTCATGTTCGTAATGTGAACGACTCGTTGTTACTTATGTTCTGCAATTTTTTCAACTACTTTTTTTAATTTATTAGGCCAATCGTCTCTAAGTTGTCTAAGAAGTTGCCGGTTGTGTGCCGCTCGCCGTTCAAACTTCAGTAATAGCTCGTTAGTATACACAATAGATTTGAATTTTTCAAGTTCATTTAGAATTTTTAATTGTCGATGTATATCATTTATTTCACGATCGTAGCTATGGTTGACCATATCATCATATACTTCAAATCCTTGGCTCTTTAACGCAGCAACTGCACCTGGCGCACAATATAATAAAAATGGTCTAGGAAGTTGTAGTGCCCTAAAAATTTTTTCACTAAATGCAATAACATCGGGTCGATCAAAATATGTTTCTAAAACAAGACTTATTTTGCTATTGCACATTGTTTGGTCAAGATCCCCAGAAAAATTTTGGAAAGGCACATGTGATCTCATTGATTCGTGTTCCTCGGCAAATATTTCACATCCTTGTTCGAATACCCATTGATATAAAGCATCTTTATTTTTTACATCAAAGCCTATTGACTTGAGAGGCTCACGATAATCTAATTGAAATGATACTGATCCTAGGTCGACTAGTTTTCTTCTGACCAATTGATAAAACCAACTTTGTCTTATTGGGTCTGTTCGATTTATAAAACAGTTAAACAGCCGAGTAGGAATATTATTTTGATATTGAGGATCATAACTATACGAACCCCAAAATTCAGGCCAAAGTTTTTGATATTCAAAGTTTGATATTATGTTGTCGGTTACAACCAGTTTGTAGTCTCGGTAATTGTGCCCTACAACATCAATTATTGCCCAGTGATGGGCTTTGCTGATTATGCTTTGAAACTGAGATAATACCGCTCTTTCAAACTCTATACAACCGCTTGCTGAATAAATTTGGCTTGCCGACCAAATTGGGTCAGTATGAGGTTGATTGTTAATCAAAGAGTTTTTCCTACCGAAGTTAAAATTGTTTCTAACAATTCGTGATCCTGTTGTTCGCGACCAAATTCACTCTTGTGCGCCAATTTAATAGCCTTCTTGAGGATGTTGGGTTTGATATCCATTTCTTCGGCAATGGCTTTGACTGTGTCATTAAGGCCGCCGGTTAAAGTTTCAATTTCCATCATGACTTGCATACCTTCATTGATGACCTGTGTAAGTTTGGCTTGTTCTGCACCACTAAAAATTCTGCTGTTTGGCATTGGGTTCTCCTGTGTAAGTGTTATTATTATACACTGATATTCTGTAAAGTCAACGGATTAGATCAAAGATTTGAGCAACTGACTCTTTGTTTTTGATCTGGCATTGATCAAAAAATTTACCAGATACAACATGATTTTGATTGTGGCTGTTACTGTCTTGTGTTTTGCTTACCAATTGCTCTACACTAAATTGATTCAGGTTATCAATTAAATCGATAATACTTTCTGCCCTAGATAAATTACCAGAATCCGATTCCCAAGTGGTATCAAAATCATAATCAAACTGCAACCCTAACGTTTCTAAAGTTCGATATGTTTCAAATTGTCCAACTGGCACAAATGCAGTAGCACCTAACAAACATTTTAAAGTCTTTTCTGTTAAGAAAGGACCAGGCCAAATGTATTGTTGCCCATTTTCAAACATACCGCTGTAGTGAAAACTTTCGTTAGTAAAATGTATAGCACAATCTTGATACAATGGTTGCCAAGGATTACCGGTTATACTTTGTTGATTGTGTGTTGCGTTGTCAAAGTCGTCAATTTTTATTTCTAGACCAAAATATCGATCACGAAATAGCTGTGTCAGTTGATCTAGTTTGATATTTCCAGTGGCTTGCCAATCATGAACATTTTTTTCTTCAAGCCAAGAATTCAATACTATTAATGATGATTCTCTAGCAACTTCCAACAACTTAGTTGTTATCCAAACCTTGCTTTGGCTAATACGATTGCACACAGCACTAAATTTATATCTGGGATTTGTTTTCACTTTGGCGCCAAACCATTCTTGTATTTGTTTTAATTGATAGTGCCAATAAAAAAATGTTAAAAAATAAACACCGGGGATTTTAAAATTATAACTTTGTCCGTCAGCTAACACAATAATTGGACCAGTGACTTGTTGTTTTGCCAACCAAGCTATATCCACTACCTCTAGATGAAAACTTACAATATAATAATCGTATCCTTGCGGCAGATTTCGATTTGGCCAACGTTGAAATAATGCAAAATAAATTCGTTTGTTGGGCAATTGTTTAATCCATTCATAACCTGGAAAAGAAGGAATAGTATCTTGAGTGCCTTCTACAGGCAATGGAACCAACATTTGTTTGGGCATTGATTACTTATTGCTAATAAATGGTCACTTTTAGTTTCACGGTAGCGAATCGTTTGACTAGGCCAGCACCCGGCCACCCTCGCAACTAGTGCGGTCCTAAGGGTGTTCTATTTCACGCCAATTGTCATATAGCGTGTATATTCAGTTTCAGGATCTTGAAGCGGCATTGATCCTTGATACAAAACTTGACTCAATGGATATCTGCGTTGTATGTCACTGGTGCTATGATATTCAGCACCAGGATCTTGATCTCGAGCCTGCAAGGCCACCAAGGTGCCAGGGGGTATATGATCAAACCAGGCAGATTCTGGCATTTCGGTTAGACTGGTATTAACTACCACACCGGCACGTCCCAATTGTCTATAATCAAGATCGTTAGCATCAGCCAACATCGACTTGACATTGTCGGCACCAATTCGATTCAGAATACGTTGACTTGTGTCCAGCATTTCTGCATTGGTCTCTACATTAATAATGCGATCTACTGTGATAGAGGGTTGTAGAGTCATATACACGGCTAAGTTGCCATACCATGATCCTAAAATATACATGGTAGTATAGTGCTGTTGTATTTTTTGTAATTCTTTGAGTAGCCAAACTTTACTGGCTATAAGGTCGCGAGTAAAACTGCCCGCTAGACTGTAGCCACTTGACTCGTCAAGATTAGACTGGTGAGTAAGGATTTCTTGGGCGATCATAACCATCGTCTAATGGATACACAGGATATTGATTAGGATTTGTCATTGTTGGCTCCTTCTCTGATCCGACTAATGGCACTTCCTGTAAGCAAAGCGCCAAATGCTATGTGGAACATGCCGCCACCTTCAAGTGTAAATGGAGAATGCCGGAGTGATATGGTTTTGGCCACTTGATCTTGTATAGTCGGACTCAGACGTTCTAATTGCATGTTTTCAAAATCATTCAACACACGAGTTCTTGTATGTGCAAAATAGGCTGGAGCCACAACAAAATCAAACAAACAGATTACGGCATAAACTGTGGCCAATATTGTCTTCCACCCTTCTTCTTTTTGCATCCATAAGAAAAAAGATTTCATTTGCCATCCACATGTAGTTGTGAGCCTTTGTTGAAGCTGGGGCTAAATGGGCTCTGTGCCACACGCCCACCTTTGCTTTGACTCCATGCATAGCCGGCTCTATGACCTGAGCAATCTTTGGTGCATTGTGATCCTAAGAAACTGAGTTCGTTTAGTTCATCTTTTAACCAAGTGTCAGCAAAGGCTCGACATAACTCTTGAATTTTTTTGTTCTTTGTAATTTGCAAATGATAAGTTTTATCGCCGGCTTCGGTCTGCTGACTAGGATCTCTGTAGCCAGCATAGACTTTATGCACTGCGGTACTGCTGATCAGATCTTTACAACTTGCGCCCACACGCTCGGGCATGGGTTCGGTGCAAGGACTGCAGGTGGTCAGTATAATACTGCCTTCGGGTATAGCACCAAACTGTTTGTAATAAGCTGCCATGGCCGCACGTTCGCCATGCACATCGCCTGAATCTGTTTGATGGTTCAAGGCCGCTACACAATTATTATCAGGATCCAACACAGCTGATGCTACCATGCCGTATCGGTTGGGATTTTTCTTTTGCCCTGCAATGACCATTTCACACAACCGCACCAAGATACCGTCTAGTTTGTCATGGTTACTAATTTGAAAATCAGCCAGTATCATCAAGCACCAAGAATTTGTTTTACTTGATTGACATAGGCACTGACATCGCTGGTGCCAATTTCATCTACATCACCAACATTGTAAGCCACTTCCTCTGCGGCCTGCATGACTTTATCTGGGCCAAACCGCATCAACAGGTCTGTGTGCGCTACCATGATACGATTGAGAATAGCACGTTCAACTGCATCACTGCTGGTGCTAGAGCCTTCCGCCACACCTTGCTCTACATTTACTTCAACACTTTCAAATGTATCTGTTAGATTCCAAAATTTTCTTTCAATAGCATTAACTTTTGTGTAATCTTTATATAGATTATCAGCTAGATTTTTTTGTTCTATCTCTGACATTGAGTCAAAGTTTTGTTTAGCATGTTTGAATACTCGGTTTAATAAGTCCTTACCTTCCGGTCCATAATCTTTAAGAAACTTGTCGATGGCCGGTCGCAAATTATCCCCCATATATCTTGTTGATCCTTGTATTGGGTAATATCTAAGAACAGCATATACAAACATAAACTCTGATATAGTTTTTAGATCTTCTTGATTTAGATTACGAACACTGGCTGCCTTAGCACCACCAGCCGCACCCGCCACAGCAGCCGCACCCATGCCCCGCAAGAATCCTCTACGGTCTACTTCTTCTAAGTTACTTTCTGCCGCACCTTGCTGATCATGTTTCTTGAGATCGTTGGCAAATTGTTTCTTGGTTGCTTTTACGATTCCTGCAAAACGTTTGTCACCACGCTCGTAGTCACCACGCTTGTCGGCAGCACCAGCATCCAGGGCCGCGGCTGTTTTATACTGTGCCAACTTATCTGTTGATAGTTCATTTAGACTTTCGCTCAAGTCTTCATCTGAGAACTCCATGTAGTCATATGGTCCCCATTTTTGACCTGTGCGACTGTCGACTTCTTGACCTTGGTCGTTGTAGTCAGCATGTTCATAGTAGTCATCACTGGATATGACTACACCATCAAAGTCTGAATTGTAATCTATGGCATACTTGCGTATTTTACCATCGGGTGCAACAATGCCACGATTCAACAGGCGTTCAACATCTTCCTTGCTCTTGATGCCCTTTTGCAGGCTGCCAGTGTCAAATGCACCGTTGTACCAGGCCGAGGCCAAGGCTTGGAAATAGTTGCCTGCGTCGCCACCACCTGAGGCTGCAAACTCGTTTACACTTTCACCACCTTCTCCACCACCACCTTCACCTGAGTCTCCGCCACCATAATAGCCATAGCCAGGAAAGAAGTAACCCTGCATTGATCTTGAAGATTTTTTCTTTTTCTTTTTTCTGGCTTCTG